CGAAAGTTCTGTATTGCCCCGATGCACAAGAGTAACTATATGTTAATAACCAATCGGGCTGATCTGCTCGGTATCAACAATAAGGGAGGGATAGTCAAATGATTATGTTTTTAATGGGGCTGATTGTGGGATACACAATGGCTTATGTTGTATGTAAAGGAGGTTGGATATGAGTAATATATTTAAGGTTGGTGTGGTGGCAATATCAGTTGTATTGGTATTGCTGATTCTTAGACTTTGGATACATATAGCGTGGGGTGTGTGATGGAGACTTACAAGGGTGAACGAGTAGTTGATTTGTTGCATGAGATCGACAGGTTGGAGAAGATTCTCATACAACATAACAAAGACATAGATCCGTTTAGCATGGCGAGGTATGAAGAATACTGCCACGCCTATTCGGTTTTGACCATAGCAAAGGCTAAATTAAAAGCCATACAAGGAGAGAAGTCATGAAGATTAAACCTATTACAACAACGCAACGACTTGCAAAAGACAAGCCCAAGCCAAGGGAGTTCTGCGGAACAGTCGAAGGGCTAGACCTACGAAACCCTGCCTGTCTTGTGCATATCAACGACTTGCAACATGCCGTAGGCAGGACGCATAGAAGTGCAAGCGAGGCATTTAGAGATGCTACCTATTCGATAGCAATAGAACGACACAAGAGTGATTGGGCTATGGCACTCGAGTGGTTTAGCGAGTTGTTTATGTTTTTCTTTTGGATCGGTGCGGGTCTGTCTTTGCCGATCTTGTTTGTGTTGTGGTTGTTTAAGTAAATACTGTCTGACAGTATGTTGTATTTATAAAGATGTTTTTAATTTAACCAAGGAGAATTACTATGAGTATCGAACAATACAATTTGATGAAGTCCCTGTATGAAAGAACCAAGCCAATCAGAGGTCGATCCCATGAGGTGCGTCCGATTGCCGATAGACGCAGGGATTGGGAACAAGTCGTGCAAGATGGCGACAAGTATGGTGCTAAGTTATATGACACAAACTGTGTGATGTTCTGCCCGAATGGGGACATCGAGTTTCAGAGTGATTCATGGGCAACGCCAACGACTGCTAGTTTTATATCTCGGTGGTCTCCATGGCAGATCATGTCATTCAAACGCTACAACAGGTTGTGGTTAAGACTCAACACGACTGCGACATGCGATGGCGAGGCTTACCCGATACCTGAAAAGGGAATATTTCTAGTTAAGTTTGTAGATGGTAAGTATGTCCCTGCCGAGATACCCAAGGTTATGCAACGGGTTACAGATAGAACCAAGTCCCGCAATGTCCGACTGCCTGTCGAGTCGTTCCGTAACTACTGCAAGAACATGTTGAAGTTGGCTGATGGTTGGATCAGACACGATCTTGTCGAACAGTTTCAGGATAACGGCAAGAATACTAGGGACTACTGGGGTCGGGGTAAGATCAAGTTCCGTGGTGGGTCATACGAGTCGTATAAATTTAGTGGTCGGGTGAGTGGAGATACTGCCAAGCAGTTGTATGAGTTCATGTCTACTGCTACCGAGGACGAGTATCCAAACTTGTTGGTGTTAGTTGCTAGTGCTACCAATAGCGAGGATCGAAGCCTAGTCAAGACCGAAAAGGTAGAGACCAAAGACTATCAAGGTAAGCCATACATTAGAGACTTTGAGACATACGAGTATAAGTATCGTCCTCAGTCTGTGCTGACACGCATTGACTATATCTGCAAGCAAGCCAATGATGTGAGTAAGGTAGTCGAAGTTGAAGCAGGTAAGGTCATGACTAATGTAGTTTGACATAGGTTGTATTAAGATTTATAATAGTATTATGTTGTAGTAGTATCGTGATACTGTCTGACAGTATTTTATTTATTTAACCAAGGAGAATCATTATGAGTATCAAGTTCGGTAGTTCCGTATCTCTCAACGAGTTTGCAAACATGATCGCAACAGTTGGGTCTGATGTAACAGTCATAGGTCAGGGCGAGCCGGGGATCGGCAAGTCATCTATGTTGAAAGTTCTTGCCAAGCGTTTCCCTGACTACGAGTTGGCATACATTGACTGCACCTTGCTAGACTTGGGCGACTTTGCCCTGCCGTATACCGAAGATGTATCTAGCGATTTGAAAGTTACCAAGTTCGCACCCAACGCTAGGTTTAAGTTCCAATCGGGTAAGCCTGTGATCGTCATGCTTGACGAGATCGGCAAGGCTATGAAGGCAGTCAAGAATGTATTGCTGACCCTCATGCTCGAGAAGCGTATCGGTGATATGCACTTACCTGATGGGTCGATTGTGTTTGGCACGACTAACCTATCTACTGATGGGGTGGGCGATTCGCTCGAGGCACACGCTAGGAATCGTGTGTGTTTTGTAACAGTTCGTAAGCCACATGCGGGCTTTACTGCTGATGGTATTGATCCCGATTCATGGGGTGCATGGGCGTTGGATAACGATATTGCCCCTGAGATTATCGCTTGGGTTAAACAATTCCCTCATGCGTTGGAGTCCTATACTGACCATGCTCAGAAAGATAATCCATATATCTTTAATCCTACTCGGGCAGGGCAGACTGCGTTTGTAACCCCACGTTCACTCGAGAAGGCTAGTCATATTGCCAAGAAGCGTAGTGCGTTGGGCGAGTCAGTAACTATCAGTGCGTTGTCAGGCACTATCGGCGAGTCCGCTAGTCGTGATATGCAAGCGTTCTTTACTGTGGTGGACAAGTTACCTACATGGGAAGCGATCTGCGATAGCCCGACATCTGCGAAAGTTCCTGATGATGCGGTTGCTAAATGTATCTTGGTGTTCTCGGCGATCAGTCGGGTGGACAAGGAGACATTACCCAAGTGGTTGAAGTATGCCGATAGATTGGACAAGGAGTTGCAAGCGTTGTTTGCCCGATCCATTGTGAAGTCCTCAACCAAGCAAGCCATGGCGGTATCTAACAAGGACTTTGTGAAGTGGGCTACCGATAACCAATGGTTGTTCTAATACTGTCTGACAGTATTTCAATAAGGAGGATGTATGACATTGACACAATCTGAAAGAGATTTGGTAGTTGAGTGGTTGTTTAATTCTGAAACTGCGTTTTTAGTGGAAACAATTATGAACTTATTGCCATATGAGGACGCAAAAAACCTAGCCGATAGCTTAAAGGAGGAAGATGATGAGTAGATTAACGGCTGAACAACGCATACAGAAGTCGCATGTAGCGTTGATGAATGACCCGAAGTATTGTTTGTATTCAGGTATCTTTATGCTTGGTCGCACCGAGATTGACGATAGTGTGCCGACTGCATGCACCGATGGTCGCAACATATTCTATGGGCGTAAGTTCGTAGACAAGTTGCAAGATACCGAACTCAAGGGTCTGATACTTCACGAGAACTTGCACAAAGCATTTCGTCATACGACTGTATGGAAACATCTTTATGAGAAAGATCCGCAGTTGGCGAACATGGCATGCGACTATGTGATTAACCTGATGATTCACGACTCTGACCCGCAAGGTTCTATGGTTACATTACCCGAGGGCGGTTGCCTTGATGAGAAGTATCGGGGCATGGATGCGGGGCAAGTATTCAAACTACTACAACAACAAGGGGTTAAAAGTGGAAAAAGCAATGGTGATAGCGATTCACAAAAGGAAGGTGGGCAGGGCTTTGACGAACACGATTGGGAAAGTGCCAATGAGATGTCGCAAGATGAACAACAAGCACTTGCAAGGGAGATCGACCAAGCGTTAAGACAAGGTGCGTTACTTGCGGGCAAACTAAATGGCAACGTCCCGAGAGAAATTAGCGAAGCCATGGAAGCCAAGGTTAATTGGCGTGAAGTCCTGCGAGACTTTGTATCGTCCATCTGCAACGACAAGGACAACGCTACATGGCGACGTCCGAATCGTAGACTTGTTGCGTCAGGTGTGTATCTGCCTAGCGTGATTGGCGAGGCGGTTGGACGTATCACTGTGGGTATCGACACGTCGGGTTCGATTGGTAATGAACAGATCGGACAGTTCTTAGGTGAGTTGTTATCTATATGTAATCACGTTCAGCCCGAGGGTATCGACTTGTTGTATTGGGATACCGAGGTGTGCCAACACGAGAAGTATGAACGTGGAGAGTATGAAGCCATGATGAGTTCGACTAAACCCAAGGGCGGTGGTGGCACGGACGCAAGTTGTGTTCCTAATTATCTTTTAGAACACAAGATGAGACCCGAGTGCGTAATCATGCTGACTGATGGTTATGTATCGGACTGGGGACGTTGGGCGCACCCTGTGTTTTGGGGTATCACTAGCAAAAACGTCAATGCTGAGTGTGGTATTTCTATTTATGTTGGAGATTAATTATGGCTAAGGCTAATGGATTTGAAACATTGATGTTGAAGGTTGAAGCAAAGGAGAAGTTCCGTCAAGCGAAAGCAAAGATGGAGAAGGACTTGGGTGTAACACTAACCCATTCAAATGCGGTTGAGATATTGGCAGACCAAATACTGTCAGACAGTATTAAGTTAAAGATGTCTTTCAAACCGATTGAGTAACTTTATTAACTAGGCAAGGAGAATCACTATGATTAGCAATTCAGCAATGTTGGTAGACCTAAACATTTCAGTATGGACAGGTCGCAAGATGGACAAGAAGGTATCCGAAGAAGTAGATGCAAGCAAAGGCACGAAGGCTCGTGCGGGTAATTACCATAAGAAGTTACTCGCAGGGTCAGACAAGTTAGAGAAGATTCAGAAGATCGTCTCTGCGGTGCGGACATGGAATTACAGCAACACGTTGCCATGGAGTGATGGCGGTAGTCGCCTCTTACCAATGAAAAACTTCTTTGAGTATAAGGCTATGTTAAATAACTTTGAGCAACAGTATCAGCAAGCCGTTGATGAGTTCTTGCAGGAGTATCCGCAACTGGTATCAACTTCCGCATTTACGCTCGGCAGTTTGTTTGATCGTGGGGAATATCCCGACGCAGAAAGTTTGCGTAGTAAGTTTGGGTTTAAGTATGTGTTCTGCCCTGTGCCCGACGCAGGAGATTTCAGAATAGATGTTGAGGAAGAGGCTAAAGCTGAACTACAACAACAATACAAATCCTACTACGAGACCAAACTAGCGGAGGCTATGAAGGACGCATGGACTCGGTTGCACGATACCCTCAAGCACCTGAGCGAACGTATGGACTATACCGACGAAAGTAAAAAGAAGTTTTGGGATAGCACCATTACCAATGCGACTGAGTTATGCGGTTTGCTTAGTAACTTAAATGTTACCAATGACCCCAAGCTAGAGGAGGCACGTCAGAAGTTAGAGAAGGCATTGGCAGGAGTTAAGCCCGAGGACATTCGTGAAAGTGAAGCGATCAGAACGAACGTGAAGTCCAAGGTTGATGAAATTCTAAACATGTTCTGATATGAAGTTCTTCATTCTGGTGGGTATCGTCATGTTGGTTTGGACTATTGTTCTTGCGATCAATTTGTCTGTCGAGTATGCGTTGAACTACAAAACAGTTTATGCGTGTAGCGAAGTAACCAAGGACGACCCGCCTGATGTTGTAAAACTATGTGAACGACTAACAAGGAGGAAGTATGGGATATAGAAGCGAAGTGGCATTTTGCTTACAAGTAAAAGAGCCTGAGAAGTTTATTGCACTGGCAAAGATTGATGCCGATGACGCACTCAAAGAAATGATCGACAACATGTATTACTACGAGGATCACCAAAAGATTAAATACATATTGTTTACTCATAACTATTGGAAGTGGTATGAAGATTCAAGTCGATCATTTGCCAAACTAATGGAATTAGCAGAAAACTATGACGAGGATTTTGCTTGTAAGTTTGCTAGATCAGGCGAAAGTTCAGATGACATAGAGGAAGAAGCATTTGGCAATGGTTGGGATTTGGAATACCCATATGTAGTTAGAGAAGTTGCATTAGGAGTTAAACCCGAAGAACTAACCAAAATTATTAAGGAGGAAGAGCATGCTACAACAAGTTGATATTGATAGAAACGCTTTGTCTGAACCGGTCAGGCTTTTGTTGGACGAGTTAACACTAAAGCACAACAAGTTGCAATACTGTCTGACAGTATCGGCTGTGCAGGACAGTCGCAATCCTGACTTTTGGGATTTGCTGTTCCACGACCCTAGGTTTACCAACGACGAAGCCAAGCCAGTCGGCGCAGTTAGTTGGAGTTGGGGGTCTCGCAACGACAAGGAGTATAGAACCAAGTCCCGCTTAATTCAGAATGATCGGTTTGGTGCGTGGAATAGGGACGAGTTCCATTCCAAACGAACCAAGGACGTGAAGAAGACAATTAAAAATGTGTTGGAGTTTGTTAAGCCATATGCGTGGGCAGAATTAGTAGTCGAAGAACGTAACAAAGCCTTTCGCAGTGCGTCAAAGTGGCGAGATGAAAACGATACGATTCAGTATACGTTTAGACCTAACGCTAAAGAAGTTGTAGAAGAAATACAACACCTGTTGAGTTTAAATGTGCCGTTCAAGACCGAAGCATTTAGGAACATGGTAAGCAAGCTACCCGAATGGGAAGAGAACGAACGTCGTAAAAGTATTGAAAACAAGTTTGACTCGGTTATTTTCCATAAAGATCAGGTCATCATTGTTACCCACGACGGACTTCATGTCGAATTGCCCAATGCAGAAGCCCTGCCTGAGAAACATAGAAATGCCATAGCTTTGCTAAAGATGGTGGGCGAAGAGCAACATATTCCCGAGGTTGGATATAAGGGTAAACACCAAAAGTATTTTGTCTATGCCTAGTTGACTCTATGTTTTATAGTAGTTACAATTCATAGATATATTACAAAAGGAGTAAGGGTGTTCCCAACACAAGAAGAAAAGCAGAAGCGGTTTGATATTGAAATCAAGCGTTTGATTGAGTCTTTTGGAGATGAAGCCGCTACTATACGAGTTCAGTTTATGGGGGACGTGGTGCATTTGGTTGGTGGTAGAAAGTTTGTTCCACCATCCGTATCCTGCGAAGCCGAACACTTACCTAAATTTATTACGGACAAAATCGCACTACTCAAAGTGCATGGCGCACGTAACTATGTTGATGGGGTTGGTAAGTGGTTGAGCGAGTATAGTTTTTATGTAGATATAACACCAAACGAATGGAAGGATTTTTATGAGAGCCTACCAAGTCCACGACGAAGTGGGGTTGCTACGAGTGTTTAATTGGAAAGATGAAGCCGAACGATTTATGGAAGGTAAAGAAGATATGAAACTTGTTGTAGTTAAAACACAGAAGCGAGAAGCTGAAAGCCCATTTGCCTTGGCTATGCGTGTATGTGGGGAGGCTTTATTTTGAGCGAACAAGATAAAGAAATGTTAAGAGATGTGTTTGCGGGCTTGGCTTTAGTGGGTCTCATCGTTAGGTATAGGGGTGAGGATACTGAGTCGGCATCAATCTCTGCGTATGAGTATGCAGATGAGATGATGAAAGCGCGTGAAGCTAAAGAACCCGAGTCGGGTATTGTCGCAGTAAAACCAAAAAGGAAAAGACCTTTATGAGATTAAATAAACACCAACAGAATTTACTTTGGAGTGCGTCTAGTAAAAACGTAGAGAACAGGAGTCTATCTCCTCTTGCTCTTGCTAGAAAGATTGATGCAGTTGTGGCAAAACTACATGCAGAAAATCCCTCAGCGTTTATCACTAGCGTGCAAGATGGTGAGAACGGCGAGATTTATTTTAAGGGTATAGATGGATTGTTAAAGGCTAGAGAGTTTTACAACGAGCCATTATCAGTTCGTAGAGACGCATATAAATCTTATGTAAAACCATTGCCATCACGCTATGACAACGCCTGAGAAAAAAGTAAAAGACAAAGTAAAGAAGATGCTTGTTGAGGTCGGCGCTTACTACTTCATGCCCGCTACTGGTGGGTATGGGAGATCGGGGGTGCCTGACCTTGTTGCTTGTATCAAAGGTAAGTTTGTAGGTATTGAATGTAAAGCAGGAAAAGGCAAACCCACTGCGCTACAAGAAAAGAACTTGATGGATATTTCTTGTGCGGGTGGGTATGCCGTTGCTGTAAATGAGAATGGGTTAGAGGACTTAAAAACATTCTTACAAGTATTGCAAAAGCAAGAGGGAGTGGGAGGATTTTTTGATCTATTAAAGGGGACAGATGATGAGTGAGCCGATACCGTTTTTTGGGTGGTTGCAAGATGTTGAGGATACAGAACAAATGTTGCGCAAGCAGATACAGATTGTGCAAGCAGAGTTGGATAGATTGCAACAAGAGAATACTGCGTTGCGTAAACGTGTTGAGGCTTTGATGGAAGGTCGGGAGTTTAAATGATCGTCACTGTCCTTAATATGTTTGCCCTGTTCGTGGCTACTTGCGCAGTGCTGATATTTATAGTGGTCTTTGCTTTCTTCCTGTTCATTATGTATGCCTGTATACACATTGGGTGGAAAGAAATCAAAGGGATGCCGTTGTCTGAGTTGTGGGAAAGGATTCAGAAATGAAAGGCGAATATAAAGTGTGTTCTTTGGAAGAAGCCGAAGCGTTTGCCAAAAAACGACGGAAAGATTTGAGAGAAATGGACACCGGACTCTTTGATGATGTTCAAATCAATAACCCCGATAGAGACAAGGCATGGGAAGCATTTATTAAACGCAAAGATGTTGAGGGTTGGGCGGTTGATAAAGAGGGCTTTCCTTTAAATGGCTTTTACGATGTGTGGTGCGTTGCGTGGGGTAAGGGTTGGGATAAGGCATTTGACTGGCAAACTGAAATACTTAAAAAACAAACAGACTACATAAAGCATTTGGAAGAGGGGTTGGAGTCATCCATAGCGTTAAACAAAGCACAGGCAGAAAGGCAAAACAAAAATGAACAAGCTAGTGAATGAAGCGCCGTATCATCCGGGGTATGAAGATGCCGTTGTGGTTGATAACGTAAACAATCCTAAACACTACACGTCGCACCCTAGCGGTATCGACTGTATACAAATTACAGAACACATGGGGTTTTGTTTGGGTAATGCTATAAAATATATTTGGA